AGCATATGATGATCTAAACGAACGAGGTACATAATTGAGTTCTTTTGCACGAAGAACAACCGAGTCGCGTTGTTGTGCAGTATCCAAAAACATTTCTGATGCGACCATATTCATATAGAACGCATTTAGATATGTGTTGTATGACAATAGGTCTAGAATTACACTGAGATTTGAACCATCAAAGTTATAGTCCTGAAACTGTTGCTGTGACTGCAAATAAGTCTTCAGGCTGTTTTTATAATCAGCGAAGTCCAATGAAGTCAATGTAATGCTGGTATTTGCCATGGTTTACCTAATGCGATAAAGGATTGTAGAAAGCGTAACAGGTTTATTTATGTTGACAATATAGAATGTGATGGTTATCGCATATGCATTTTGCTCTTCATATGGAGTAGCAATAATAGAGATTAATTTTGCTCTTGGTTCATGGTTTGCGATAATGTTTTCTATTTCAATCTGAATACCACTTTGAGTGATAGAACTAATAGGTTCGAACAAATAGTTGCGCAAGTTTCCTCCTATATCTGGTTGAAACGGGCGCTCATATTTGTTTGTTAAAATAAGATTTAGAATCGACTGACTTACCGCGTCTTCGTTCTTTTTTATGACAAGATCATGCAATTCTGGATGCACCACAAAGTTGTCGAACAGATCGCTATAAAGAAGCGACTGTGAGGCTGTAGGTGTGAACTTGTCTTGATTGAACGATGATTGTGCCATATTATGTTCCTGCTACGGGAATTGGTATTTGATTGAATGTAATACTTGCACTTGTATTTGATGATGTAGCATTATTAGACATAATAATAGCATTTACAATATAGTTTAAAGTAATCGTGTTTGGTGTTGTTCCTAAATAAGGAGCAGAAACAGTAACTAGATTGTTATATACGTTCGTAACTGTACAACCATTAGCAAATGCGGGATCAGTTGATGTCAATGCCAAACCAATCACAACATTACTATCTATAGGCGACATCGTTAAGACAGAGGACTGTGATGTACTGATAGTTGCAGAGAATGAACCAGGCGTATTACTTATAGACACTGCTGTTGTATTTGCTGGAATAGATCCATCGGCTGCAACCAACACTTGACCGATTGATACGGCCGTGTTTACATCATAGTGTATAATCTGATTATTGCCAGAAGTCACGGTGCCAGTAAATGGAGAAGATGTTATTGTCACGTTTGATACGTAATTTTGCAAAAACTCTGCGTGTGTGTTTCCAATAGCAATCGCGCTAGTTAAGAAGTTCGCAGTGTTTGAAGTGTCGTATATAGGATATCCATTTGAGCCAGATGATCCTAATAAAGTTGTGACTTGTTGTTGCATCTGGCTTACTCTTTGTAGAGCAGGAGCAGCGGCAGATGAAACTGTTGATTGTATGCCATTAACAACACTTAATGCAGCAGTACCTGTTGTAATATCAACTGCTTTTGATACTGCATTGATTTGACTGACAAGTGTATTTGTCACAATATTATTATTGCCTAAAGCACCTGTAACTGTGCTAATAGCAGCATTTTGCAACTGAGATACCGCCGTATCAATGTTATTTATAACTGTATTGATTGGTTTAGTTGCGGCAGATATTGCTTGATTTTCTAGATTTAGAATCTCGTTCTGTAGTTGCTGTAAAGTCTGAATAGCACATGCTTCAAGTCTAGGCGCTGCCGCCTCAACGGCAACTACTAGTTTTTCTACTGCAATTCCAAGTTTGACAATAGCAAGTGTATACTTGATCTGTGCTTCAAGTTGTGGTGATATTGGACCAAGTATCAATTTTCCCAACCATTTAACAATAGATACAGGATTAGGTGAAGGTAAACTAGAAATGGGAAGATATTGCTTTACAAGATCCAGTTCATGTTGTATTGCTTTTTTAGCTTTTGATTCAATGCCTGCCAGATTACGCTTTACAATCTTCTGTAAGTTATCACAATTCGTTGTATATTGAATCTGTGCAGTGAGTTTGTTGATATGTTCAATATTAACATCGATGTCTTGAATGTCACTATTGATCTTGGCAATCTGTAAAGAAGTCTGCACAGATGCAGTAATCAAGTCAATTTCGCTTTGACTAAATGGAGGAATATTAATAGCCAAAGGAGCAGTAGCATTTAGTGCTGTTATCGAATCCGTAAGATTTGATGTAGTTACTGGTGGAGTTGATGCCATGGTTAATCTATTCCTGTAATAATACCACTATCAAAATATACGTTATCGCCTGTCGGTGTTGTGAATGTTCCTGATGGGTATAAATCAGAAACAATGGCGCCGCTTGTAGTTATACCAGAACCTAGAACATGCAATCCACCTGGAGCATACATTGAAATGTCTGTTGCAGACGTCATTGTAATACTATTAGCAATCATGTTGCAGTTTCCAGTTACAATAACTGTAGTGTCGCCTCCAACAAAAACATGTTTATTCTTGACTATGATTTCCCATCCATCATCAACAATCTTGGAAACACTTTGTCCTGCACTATTTATTTCAGTGTATGTGCCTGATTTATGAAATACGCGGACTCTTTCGTGACCAGGAGTATCGTCATATTCTATAACATGACCAGATCGTGTGACTGTCACTTGATTGTACGGATACTTTGCTGCATATGCTGAGTCTGGTTCTGTGCCAAACTTCTGTATATTAAGTGTGTTGATACCACGAGCAAGACCAGGCACATCATTCGTTGCTTGTGTGCCATCTGGTAGTTTAGCATACGTGCCCCAGATCATCGGCAATTGCTTTTCTTGCCCGTCTAGAAAGAATCCAAACACCTGAGAACCTACTAGTATACCTGTAGGAGATTTGCCTACTCCATTATGACCAGCAGATGTTATATCTTGAATGGGTGTTGCCCAGAGTAATTCATTTGTTTGAATCGAAGGATCATCGTGTTCGTTGATGATACGAACGCGCACACGCCCAAGTTGCTGTGGATCGTTGACGTCTTCTACAGTTCCGATAAACCAACGAAACTGCTCTTCGCCCATTCTTTTTGTTGTCATAGAATATCTCCATTATGCATAATCATCATAGAAGCCCTTGATCAATTCCATTGACACCATATATGATTTTGGATTAGGCGCATTGTTTATGATGATGTGTCTGATTCTAGATATTATATAGTTGCCATTGATAAGTCTGTTATCATCTGGCTTATCAGTAGCACCAGTTGGATTTGGTGTATTGATTGTGATGATATCACCAGCAGTCAATGCAATATCACCATATGTGAATGCTTGAAATATATTTTGTGATAACTTGTTCACAAATCCCATTCTAGCACCGATTGTTGAATCAATATAATTCTCCGGCAAATCGCTTGAATGCGGAACCAATAGTGCAGTCGATTTTGTGTTGCCATATTTGTTTTCAAACTGGGATGTGTTCAATGCCTTTGGATTAGAAGAAGCAAACTTGAATTGCTGTTGCTTCTCGGCATTGATATATTGAGTCAACGATACTTTACCAGTAAGCAAATCGAAACGCTTTACAGTATTGTTAAGCCCACCTTGTGCCAGTTTTTGTGTGTTGTTCACCTGAGATACGGTTTTGAAGTCAATGAGACTTCGTGTGTTCAAGTTTCTTACATCTGTATTCTGTGTGGTATCATAGAAGAACTGTTTGTCGTTGACATTATCTTGCAATTGATTCAGTAGGTACTCAATTGAACAAAAGTTGAATCCACGTTTGTTTTCAAAAAATACATATGATGATGAGATGTAATCTTGTGACACGGCGCGTTTGCGAAGCATATCAATCGCTTGAAGTGGGCGCATACGACTCAAAAGAATATTCTGTGTGCCCTTTGTAGGATCACCTATTGATAATGTTTTTTTCGATTGCAATGTTGTGTTGAAGATTGCTCTTACAACATCATCAGTAGCGCCTTGATATTTGCTCACCAGAAATTGCTTCGAGTTCGTGATAAACTCTTCGCTGACACAAGACAAAGTGTACATCTTTGACTTGCCTTGAGACATAGTTTTCTGTTGTTCTATAGCCTTGACGTGAAAGGTATAAGAGTTTGTGAAACTAAACCCTTCTTGACCAAATTCAATATCAATGGTTTCTTCACCCACAATAGGAAAAGAAGTCAATAGCCCGATAGCATCTATGATTTTGATTTCTGCACGAATGCATGGAAACATTATATCTTCGTAAATATCAAAGGACAAGACCTGGCTACTAAGATCATACGACTTTGATCCGTCGAGCGAATAAAGCGTGAGGTCAAGTATATTGATATTGTCGGATTTTACATAAGAGGCTGTCATGTTATGTCAACAACAATGCTTTAAGTTCTTTGGTTGCTTGGGTGGCATATTTGTTGTCAAGAAGATTTATTGACTTGTTGGCTGTATTCTTTGCTGTCTCATAGTCATATGCTGTGACTGGGCTCCAGTAAATGAGTTCGTCAGAAGGAATATTTGTACTCAGAGTAACTGGAGTTGATGAAACAGTTGCAGATGCACCAGAAGTCAAGCCAACTATTGGACCAACTGTTGGTGTAACTGCGATGTGTTGTATTAGAATATATTGATCATTGGGATCAACATAACTNACTGTTCCCAGAGTAACTCCGTTTTGAGCAACAAGTTCTCCTACGACAAATGAGATAAACTCGGATCCACCTTCTGGTGCAGTAATATCATATCCGTTTTCTGTGTCTAATACAAGACCACTTTCTGTCGTAATCTCTGTTGAATACTGAAGCGGAACTTGTTGGACCATATTGGTCGTAACAATCCAATCTTCCTGTTTTCTCACATACTCATAGATGTTGTTGTTCTGATCTATATTTGGATCCCAATACTTCTGTTGCCCAACTCCTAGTGATGCATAGTAAGTTGGTGAAATGTTGGATTCGTCTATCGCCCAGTTAGTTTGAAAATAAAGAATCTTTTGTTGTGCTGCTGCAATGCTGCCATACTTTTGAATGATGAAGTTGTTCAGATCATAGTCATCCAATGGGTAATCATAATAAGGATCATTGATTTGATTTGAAAGCGCAATAAGCCACACATAATCTGGGTTGTCATAATAGTTGTACGATAGACTATCTGGTCTCATGCCATCTGGAATCACATAAGAATAATAGGCTTGCTTTGAGTTCAAAGCCATCTTCGTCATGTTTACACGAGACATGATATTCACCGCGGAGGTGTTATTATAATTGATGACTGGAAACTTTGCAAAGTATTGTGTCATTGACCGTTTCCTCCGCTACCAGGATTTTGTTGTCCGCCTATGCCATTTAAACCAGTGACAACCTGAGTTGCGTCGCTCGTTCCTTTTGTGAAACCTTTAGCCAATGATGAAACGGCAGAAGAAAGCGTGCCAGTCAAAACACCTAACAATGCAGAATCGGCATTCGTGCCTCCCATATTAGTGGATGCACCGTAATCTGTTGGCAGTCTGTATTCCATTTCTTCTAGTTCCATAGTCAAAGCTATAAAAACAGGAGAGTTTATTCCAGCATAAAATGCTGGCGCAACATCTTGTGGAGAATAGTTGACGTTTATGGATTTTATAACGCACCACTTAAAGTCCGTCATGTATGTTTCTGTTTGTGAAGGATTGATTTTAGGCTTCACTATACAAGGATATTGAAACAAAAGACTTGATCCACCGGCGGTGAAACTTGGCAAATGTAACTGTTTCATTGTTTTGATTATATTATTCAATGTTACACTTTCTGATGGCGTTTTAGGTGAGAATAGCCAATTGAAAGTGAACGATCTGAAATTAATACCAGTGAACATCATAGATAAGCTAGGATTAGGTGCAACGCCGGCAGCAGATTGACCAAGATTAGAAGCTTCTGCTCCCATAG